CCAGTAGCTGACCCAGTAGCTGACCCAGTAGCCGACGTTGATTGGCGGGTGGCGATGGCGGGTGGCGACGAAAAGAAGATGAACCAACTCAAGCGGTTTACGGATGTGGGTAAGTTATCGGAGGCATACTTCAATGCCCAAGAAAAGATTCGTGCGGGCGAGACCAGTAATGGCCTACCTGACAATCCTACCGAAGAACAGCTAACAGCCTACCGTGAAGCAAATAACGTACCAAGTACAGCGGAAGACTACTCCTTATCACTTGATGAAGGTCTAGTCCTTGGTGATGTTGATGAGCGGATCATGAAGGGTGTCTACGACATCGCACATAAGCATAATGTCAGTAACGATGTGATCAGTGACTTAACGAACACGATGCTTAAAGGTCGTGAGTTCGAGTCACAAGCGGTAACCAAGCAGGATGGTCTGGATATGCAGCAGTCTACCTCGATGCTTCGGGATACTTGGGGTCAGGATTACGAAACGAATGTGGGCCTAGTCCAAGGTGTCCTCGGAGGCTTACCCGAGTCAGTACGAGATGACTTTGCTAATGCACGTATGTCTGATGGTACAGCGGTATTCAACTCACCGGAGATGATGAACTTCTTTGCAGAAGCAGCACGAGCGATCAACCCCGCAGCGACATTAGTACCTGCAGGTAATGGCAACCCAACGCAAGCTGTGATAGGACGCATAGCAGAGCTTGAAGGTAAGATGGGTACGAACGAGTGGTATAAAGATACAAGTTCGCAGAAAGAGCTTCAGGAGCTGTATACGGCTCGTGAGAGACTGACTAGATGATATATGAAGACTTCCTTGTGAAGACCTTCAACCGCAGCACTGCAATTCGAGTCACGCACAAGGAGTCAGGCATTAAGCGTGATTCCGATGATGTAACGAAAGCCTGTGTGGTTAAGCTTATTCAAGAGATACGGGATGAGGTCGAGGCGCTATACAAGCCTTGCTCTTTTGCCCTAGCTCTTGAGGCAGTGATTACTAATGGTAAAGGTATGAAGATTGCAGGGGATGATGCAGTAGTACGTGCTCAGTTTCCCGATGAGTACTCCATATCAGATCTACCCTACCTCTACATCACCTGTAAATACGGACGTGTACCGTGGGCTGTGGATTCATTTTCACCATTTGCAACGTGGGTGGTTGTAGATTAGATATATATGTGCTAGATTCGTGAGTACTAAATATTGACCCTTGATGTTAAAGAGTGGCCCCTGTGTTCAGGCTAACCCACAGAAGTAACTGATAGCTAACTCAACCTTAGTGAATCATTTATCTTTTAATTTATCTTTTAATTAATCATTGAGGAAGACATTATGTCTCAATCAGCTTTTCAAACCATGTATCGAAACGAGCACATTAAAGGTTTCGAAAAACGTGAGTCGTTACTACGTAAGTCAGTAACAACAGAAGCCCAAATTTCAGGTAACGAAGCGGTATTTTTAGTCGCAGACTCAGGTGGTGCTACCGCAGTAACACGTGGTCTTAACGGTGACATCCCTACTCGTGCTGATAACTTAAACCAGAATACATGTATTTTGAAAGAATGGCATGATATTCCTGAGCGTACTAAATTCAACATCTTTGCTTCTCAAGGTGATGGTCGTCGTATCATGCAGGAAACTTGCATGTCAGTTATCAATCGTCAGATCGATACCGATATCCATACAGAATTAGCGACAGCGACAGAAACCTGGGGTTCGGCAGCAGTAGCGACGTTATTGCTAGTAACAACTGCTAAAACCAAGCTTGGTAACGCATTTGCATTAGAAGATGATGATGTATTCGCAGTTATTACACCTGCGTTTTATGGCTACTTGATGGGTCTGAACGAGTTTACTTCTGTTGATTACATTAACACTAAACCATTTGAAGGCGTAAGTAAGTCTCGCGCATTCAACTGGTACGGTGTTAACTGGATCATTGACGCAGGTTTAACTGGTGTAGGTACTTCTTCTGCAACATGCTTCATGTATTCACGTAAGGCCATAGGTCATGCGATGAACAGTGAAGGTACTCAAACTTTTGTTGGGTACGATGAAAAGAACGATAAATCATGGGCGCGTTGTACTGAGTACATGGGTTCTAAACTTTTACAGAACAGTGGTGTAGTTAAGATGTTACACGACGATTCTGCACTTTCTTAAGGGGAAATGACTTATGGCTTACGCAACTACTAATCCTCCGGCTCTTGTCTCACAACTCTCGGGTAAAGCTGCTGGTAGCAAGTGGATTTATGATAGCGCTGATGCCGCGACAGCAGTACGTGTCACGGGTTACATTACTGATGGTTCGGCCTTAGGCATGGCTGTTGGTGATATCGTAGATCAAATTGACTCAGCCGGTGGGACAGTAGCTCATCGCTACGTTGTGGTATCGGTAGCAGCGGGTGGTGCAGCAGATTTATCTGATGGCACAGCGTTGACTATAACTGATACTGATTAATAGTATCCACGGAAAGCCACTCTTCGGGGTGGCTTTTTACCTTTAGTCGCAAGGATTTGCGGCTCTTTTTGGAGAATACCCTGTGGAAAACCAACCATTAAAGCGCTCAGACGTTCAAGTGTTAGGTACAAATTATTTAATCTACGGTGCAATAGTACCGAAGGTTATGAGTGAAAAAGAATTAACCGACCCGAAGTTCTGGGTGAATGTTGCTCAAAAGTTTCAAATGGGATGTGAGATTCGCGTTGTAGATGTTGACTGTAGTTTTATGGCACGAGCATTTGTAACGTATGTCAATGCACATGATGTCCGATTACACATAATTGAATACCACGTTTTTGAGTCGGTATCTGACACTGAAGGAGATGATTATTATCTCAAGCAGCGCGGCCCGCAAAAATGGTGTATCATGAAGAGAGATAGCTCAGAACCAGTGCAAAAAAATATTGCCACAAAGCCTGAAGCTCAGAAACAATTGGATGAGTACTTAAAAACCTTAGCGACTACCCAACTATCACTATACAATGAAGCGTTACTGTTAGTTGGGGAGAGAGAATTAGTCTCGTTAACTGACGATGTTGAAGCCCGATACCGTCTTGACACCGCATACCTGAATGGGATTGATTACTGCCTTGAGCTGATCAATCCTGTTTTTGCGCGTAAGACATCTCTACTTGCCTCTACGACTGCGAGTGCCGATCACGCTTTTGACAATGTATATGCGCTACCAAGTGATTACATCACTATGGTTCGTGCTTACAGTGACAATAAGCTTGACCAACCCATATCACGATACCTCCTTGAAGGAAGAACCTTAGCCTGTAACTACGCCACGATATACCTCCGGTATGTCAGTAACGGTTATGCGCTTACCGAATGGGACAAATCCTTTGAACAGTTTGTGGTTGCGTACCTTGCAAGCTCAATCACGCCGAAGATCGCTCCTGACGAAATGGAACGTATCGAGGCTACTTACGCAACTCGACTCAAACAAGCGAAAGAACTCAACACGCAGAAAGAACCTGACCCTCGTTCCAGTGACGAAGGTTCTACGCTAACGAATGCGTGGAGAATTATTTACAACCAAGCACTACAGGCGCTCGGCGCGGAAGAAATTAATACTAATACTGATGACTCAAGACGTAAGGTCAAGCTGGATGTAGCACTATCGGCTGGTCTGGTAGAATCATTATTAGAGGATACGGGCTGGCATTGGGCCATTACTACTGCGAAGATACAAGAGAACCCTTCACTAGAACCTGAGTGGGGTTATAAAACCGTATTTGACAAACCAGATAATATGCAGCGACTAGATGGGGTGTTCGTAGATGAATACCTACAAGTACCCTTAAAGCGGTATAAGGATGAAGGCGCGTACATATTCGCTGAACAGTCTGAGATCTACGTTCAGTATGTTGACCGTGATTATCTGACAAACCCTGTTGGTTGGCCTGTACATTTCAAACGATTAGTAGGGGCAGCACTGGCACGAGATGTTTCTGGTCTACCTCTTTTCGGTAAGACCGCACAAGAGAAGTACGACATCCTTGAAGCGTTCAAAGAAGCACAAGCGACATCGAAAAATAATGATGTCATGCAGTCACCACCACGGGTAATTTCTAACGGTTCATGGGTAAGTGCTCGAACCAGAGGCAGCTACTACAAAGGGAGACCGTAAATCATGGTGATGCCTGCTGTTTATAACATGTTCAACCGTGGCGAGATTAGTGACAACTCTATCGCACGTGACGATGTTACCAAAGTAATTAATTCAGCCTCGTTGATGTCGAACTTTTGGCCTCAACGACTAGGCCCGTTATCTTATCGTAATGGTAAGGAGTATAAAGCGACCCTAGCAGGCGAGACATATTCGATACCCTTTGTCAAGAAGGTAGATGACACAGCGATATTGGAATTCAGTAACAATGAGCTTCGAGTGGTCGTGAATGATGCAATCATATCACGTACAACAGTCGCATCTACTATTACCAATCCTAATTTCACCAGCGACATTTCAGGTTGGACGAACGCAGATGGGGCCGGTTCAACGTCAGTATGGTTGACTGGCGGATACGCGAGCATGACAGGTGCCAACACTACATCAGCGGTACTCCACCAGACAATCACGTCTACTGTAGTTGAGCATGGACTACGGATTGAGATTAAAGAAGCACCAGCGAGAGTCAGGATCGGTACATCCGGGGTGTTAAGCTCCGACATACTGGATACTACCCTTG